TTCAAAATCACTATCGCGAGCCACGTTTTTGGCTAGGTAAAGCTCGCCCATCAATTTACCCAAACCGGTTTGCGCCCAAACTTCGGGGATAAATCCGGCTGCTTGGGTTGTAGAATAAGTGTTTCCCATATTTTCCTTTAATAAAAATAGTCAACTTGTTAATAATAACAAGACTTACTCGGGCGTTAGCCTTCGGTAATCCTACCCTCTCGCATTGCTTCCATAATTTCGGCTTTGTGCTCATCAAAGAATTTACCATCTTTGAGTTGTGAGCGAGTAAAGGTTGGCTTTGCGCCGTTGGGGTTTGTTGGTGCCCCGCCTCTATTGCCTAAATTAGTTGGAGTGGTTGAGGCTCCAAACAAGTATGCTTTATCGGTTTTAACCTTCTCGATTAAATCCTTTAGCGCTGCGTTGTCTACCGTGCCGTCTTCGTTAACCTTAACTTCGTTTAGGTCTACGATTTTGGCTAGGGCGTCGGGGTCAACACACCCCGCTTGTAAAGCTGCTACTTTGAGCTCGGACACTTTAACGTAAGTGGCGTACTTACTAGTCGCTTCGTCGCGTTCTTTAATGGCCTTATCGGCAAGCTCTTTATGCTTACCTTGCTCTTCGAGCCTCTTTTGCTCTGCGTCGGCGTCGGCTTTTTCCCGTTCAGCTTTCCATTTTTCGAGCTCTTTAGCTTTGGTGTTAACTTCGCTAAATCTCTCGTAAGGTACCGTTTTGTCGCCTTCGCCTTCGGGTTTAGCCGGTGGGGCGGGTGGGGCTGGCGGTGCCGGTGGATTATTCGGGTTTGGGTTTGGATTTGGGTCTTGTGCCATAGTTTCCTTTGATACTCCCGTAACGTGGTGAGGTGCGAATTAGTAACTTGGTTATTATTACTTTAGCTATTTTTGTGAGGGTTTGCAATAGACGGGTTAACGTTGAGGGTAGGGATAACTTAACCCGCGCATAACGGTTGCGTAGGCTTCGTACTCTTGCTCGGTCATTCGGTTAACTACTAATTGTGCAGCGTACGGCTCTTCGTCCATACAATGCTTAACGGCGTGGTGGACGGTGCACAACATAATTAAGTTATCGATTTCAGTTTGGCCACCTTTGCTATAGGCTGTGGCGTGGTCGGCTTCTAATTTGGGAGATACACACGGGGTCAACGGGTCGCCCATTTCGCAAACGTGGGAGGCGCTTTGTCGTTGTTCCTGATTAAAAAAGCGTTTCTCTTTCACTTTTTAATCGTAAGATTTTTGCAAGAAAAAAGTAAACTATCTCTTACCCAATCAACGTTACCATTATTACTTATTGTTATACTATGGGGCACTCCCCTACTCCGCACTATGTTAGCGATTTTTTCACTTTTTAGCCTGGTGGCAAAAATAATTTTACGGTAGGGGAGGGGAGTGGTCGAGCTATTTATTTACCGCATTTTACGCGGTTATCTCATTATTTCCGCAATCCGTAGCATAGCGTTTTTAAGCTTCGGGTCTACGTCTGCCTCTTGTGCAAGCTTGGTAGCACGGTACTTATTGCCGGCGTTTACCGCTTTGTTAAACTCTACCAATGGGGTTATTCCAATGCGAGCTACGAGTTTGTCGTACTCTTCTTTAACTTCGGCGAATGTTTGCCCGCTTTGGGCGGTATTGGTTTGCCTAACGAAGTCGGCTTGGTCTTTGGTTAAGCCCTCGTCGATGTCGATAATACCTAGCTCGGGGTCTTTAATTTTAGTGCTCATAGTCTAACCGTATTTTGGTAAATAGTTTATAAAGTTCCGGCGCTCGTTTCTTAAAGTTGTTGGTGTCGTTGCGGTATTGGGTGTATCCGTCGGCGAATACTTCGCTATTGCTGGTTAGGTACGTGGCGTAATCCGATAGACCGCGTGCGGGTACTCTGCCGTCGGTGCGGTACCCTGTCTTAACTATACTCTCTAATTGTTTGGCGGTATTTTCGTCGTCGGTCATTCGCTTAATTCGCTCTACGATAATGCTTTGCTTTTCGTCAATTGGAATGGTGCGCCATTCGGTCGATTTGGTTATGCGAGTGGAATTAAAAAACTTAGCTTTGGGGTCGGTGTAATAGGTGTAGTCTACGAAGTGCCCGAGCTCGTGATAAAAGGTATCTTTGATATTTGCACCGTCGCGAGTTATGGCTTTGGCGTTAATGTTGATTTGGCGAAGTGCCGGCGAGTAACTACCGTAGGTGCTTTTTTCCATACCGCGCTTAGTGTTAATGGTTAGGTCGTTTTTTTCCACTAAACGGGTTTCGATTGCGGTAAGTCGGATTGGCTCATTATTGATTACAAGCTGGCCGGTGCGTTGGGCGTCGTTGCGAGTAACCACCACCACGGGGCGAGTTTGGCTTAGCTTAAACTCTTTGTACGGTACGTACTCTTGCCCGTCGCTATCCCATATCACGGCATTATCTAAGTACGCGGAATGGTAGGGGCTAATTTGGTGCCTACAATTTGGGTGGAATAAACCATCACTAATGGCTTGGTCTAATGAGCCATAAATACGACTACTACCTTTAACGCTGTAAACTTGCCCCTCGTGGGGAGCGCAACGGCTACACGTGCCATAGTGGTTACTCACGATAACTAGGTCGTAGCCGGTTTCGGCTAATCGATTGGCAACGCCTGTATTGTGGGCTTGGGTTAGTTTGGTGCGGGCGAGCATTTCGGCATACCTGATTAAATCCCATTCGCGCCCGCCTTTATCCCGTAGGGCGGTTATACCACTCGCTTTAAGCTTGCTAATAATGTCCTTACTTACTTCTTTGCGGGTGTCGCCGGTAACAATGCCCTTACCAATACCCTCTAAAATGGCTTGGCGCTGGCCTTGGGCTATCAACTGCTCGGCGGTGCGGGTAATTCCAAGCATACCGTCGGCAATACTGGCGTAGGTTTCTTTGGCTATGGCGTCGATTGCTTCGACGTGGAAGTGGGCAAAATTATTATCTAGGTTAATCTCGCTACCGCGTTCGTGGATTGCTTTAGTGGTTTCGAACATTCCACCCTCGTAAAAAGCGGGTACTTGGGTTTGTATCCACGCCTTAACGTTCTCGTCGGCCTCGGCTGCCACTTCTTTAATCTGGTTGAGAATGGCAATACGCCGGTTACGGTCGGTAATGTCTTCGTTTTGGAGGGTGCTATATACGTCGGTGTAGGCCTTGCCCAAAATGTCGGCAAAAAGCTTAACGCTTTCGTCGCTGGGTACTATTCCTTGAGGTGTTGGTGTTGTGGCCATTTTTCATTTTTTGTTTAATTAGCTAATTACTTAGTTGCCGTATTCTTGTCGATATTTGGGTCGGTCTTTGGGGCGACGTTAAAGCTTGGTATGGCGTTTTTCTTTTCCTCGGCAATTTCGGCGAGTTTGTCGATAGCTTCGGTTTCGGAATACCCATACACTCGGCTAATGGCGTCTTCTTTGGTGGTTAATCCGGCGTTTAGTGCCTTCTCTTCGGCGTCGATTGCGTCCAAGGTGTCGTTAATTACGCCGTCCTTCCAGATAATCTCTGGGATAACTGGCTTTTTGGTGATTGCGTAGCCGTTAACGGTGTACTTGTTGGCTTTGGCGAAGTCTTGGGCAACGTAGATAACGCGTTTTAGGCCATCGTCGTAGTAAAGCTCTTTGCGGTGCTTTTTGGCAATCGTACCAACAATTTATACTTTAAGGCTCGGCCACTCTCAACCGCGCCGGCGCTATCCATTCCAAAGGCTGCTTGGCTTACTTCGCCGGTCATAAAGAGATTATCGACTAAGCGCTCGATTTGCTTAAAGGCACTCTCGAGGTTTGCGTCCCATACGATGTATTGGGGCATAGCTCCGGCACTTTCGCCGGTGTCGATTTCGATAGTACCCATTGCCTCGCGTCGTACTTTGCCGTCGTCGTCTAATACACCCTTAGGCACCATTAGGATTGGGTCGGCGTGCTTGTTAAGGATTAAGTCGATACGGGTAATGCGGTTGTTGATAGCTTGCATTAAGGGCTCGAGGTCGTAGTAGTCGCTTAAACCGTTCCACATCGTATTTATGCGCTGGTTGGGGATATGAATAACCAAAAAGTCGTTAATGT